GCGCTCGACATCACCAACTTCGGGCAGCAGATCCTGGCCCCGCAGATCCGCGCGGTGGCCGAGGGCCTGGAGAACAAGCTGGCCGACGAGATGACCGGCGCTACCTACGCCACCACGCTGGATGTCGACACCGCCGACCCGTACAAGACCCTCGTGGACGCCCGCGTCGCCCTGAACAAGGCGAATGTCCCGATGTCGGAGCGCACCTGCGTCGTGGGTGCCGACCTGGAAGGCGTCTTCCTCAAGTCGGAGCACCTCTCCATGGCGGACAAGTCCGGCTCGGACTCGGCGCTGCGCGACGCGGCTATCGGCCGTGTCGCGGGATTCGGTCCGGTGTACGTTTCCAACGCGCTTCCGCCGGACGTTGGGTTCTGCTTCCACAAGACCGCGTACGTCCTCTCCATGAAGGCGCCGATGGTGCCCGACGGTGCGTCTTTCGGGTCTTCGCAGAGTGCTTTTGGCCTCGCACTTCGCTGGATCCGCGACTACGACTTTCGGAATGTTTCTGACCGCAGTCTGGTCGATGTGTACGCGGGCACGAATCACGTTGCGGACGGCGTGACGAACGAGGTTCAGACCGTCACCGTCACCGGTTCTCCGACCGGCGGAACGTTCACTCTCACCTATTCCGGGCAGACCACTTCCGGAATTGCCTACAACGCCGCCGCGGGCACGGTGCAGACCGCGCTGACCGGACTTTCGAGCATCGGCAGCGGAAATGTCGCGGTGACCGGCTCGGCCGGCGGCCCGTACACGGTGACCTTCAAGAACGACCTCGCCGGTATCGACGCCGCGGCCCTGACCGCCAGCGGCGCCGGCCTCACCGGCGGCACTTCCCCGGCCGTGGCCGTTGCGAACGTCACCACCGGCGACGCCCTGGGGCAGTTCGTCCGCGCCGTGAAGTTCACGCTGTAAGGGGAAACCTGATGCTGCCTGCGCTGGCCACGCTCGACGAGCTCGAAGCCCGCCTGGGGCTCGACCCGGGCACGCTTTCCGGCGCCGAACGCGCGCGGGCGCAGGCGGCATTGGACGATGCGTCTGCTCTCGTCCGCGAGGAATCCCGCCGCGACTGGATCGACGCGGACGAGGCGATCACGGCCCCGCCGTCTCTGGTCCGGGTCGTACTAGGGGCGGCCCTGCGGAACTTCCGCAACCCGGACGGCGAGATCTCGCAGACGGCGGGACCGTTTTCGCGAACGGTGAAGGCCGCGGACGTGGGTGTGTATCTCACGCCCGCGGAGACGGAGATCTGCCGACGGTACCGGCAGGAATCATCCGGCCTGTGGACGCTGCGTACCACCCGCGGCGATGACGACGACTCCACCCTCTACCTCGACGATCAGTACGGGCTGGAGCCGTTCCCGGTCGGCTACGACAAGGACCGGCCGTGGCTCTAGAGGGAATCACCGTCACCGTCAAGCGCTACCGCCAAGACAAGTACGGCGATCGCTCGCTGATCGCCACGTTCCAGGTCGCCCAGTGCGCGTTCGCGCCGCGCAGCACCACCGAGACCGACAACCGGTCCACCACCGTCATCGCGGATGCGGAGCTGCTGGCGCCGCCGTGGAACGGCATCCAAGCCCAAGACGTCGTCGAGCTGCCCGAGGGCAGCACCTGGGAAGTCCAAGGCCGGCCGGAGGAGTGGCAATCACCCTTCACCGGTGCCTGGCGCCCCGGCGACGTCGTCCCCCTGAAACGAACAACGGGGTGACGATATGGCTCGATACGTCGAGAACAAGCAGGGGTTCAGCAGGCTCGCCGTCGGCCCGAAGGTCCGCGAACACATGTTGAAGGTGGGCGAGTTCTGGGCAAGCCAGCTTCGCGCCAGCGCACCCCGTAGCCGGCCCGGCGCAAAGTCGGGACAGAACGCTCAACACTACGCCGACAACATCCGCGTAAGCGCCGTCATCGTCGGCATCGGCAAGAAGAACCCCCTTCCGCGCGCCGCCGTCCACATCGTCGCGACCGTGCCGTACGCCTCGGTACTCGAACACGGCAACGCGCGCATCCAGAACCCGCCGCGCCCGCTGGGCCACCTGCTCGACCGGATCCGCGCGGCGGACCCCGACAACAGGGCGAGGTAATCCGTGGAGCTGCTCAACGCGTTCCCGGACATCGAAGACCTCGCCATGGAGCTGCTGGACCCCGCGGGACCCACGGTTCTGGCAACACCCGAGGTGATCACGCCCCCGCTCATCGTGATCCGTCGCATCGGCGGATTCGACGACGCGATCACCGATATCCCGCGCATCCAGGTCGACACATTCGGTGCGAACCGCCGGCAAGCGGCGGATTTGGCTGAGCAGTGCAGGCAACTGATCCTCGCCTCTCCCGCAACGGGGGTAGGGCACGCCAGCATCGACCGCGCCTGGACCGAATCGGCGCCCGTGTTTGTCGCTTACGACGACCGCAACATGCAGCGATACGTGGCCACCTACAGCCTCGCGCTGCGCCGAATTCGGTAATTCAGCCATCTCTCAGCCCCATTCGGGGCTGTCTCTTTCAGCCCGACATCGAAAGGGGCTCCTATGTCCATCGGCACTCTCGCCGCGCGGCAGCAGAAGCTGATTCGGAAGGCGCAGGACGCCGCCATTTTCTGCGCACCGGACGACGCCAGCCCGATCAGCGCCATCACCACCGGTGGCTCCGGCGACCTGATCACCCTGCCGACCGCGTGGCGTTCCCTGGGTCACCACACCGAATCGGACGGCATCAACTGGACCCGAGACGTCAACTCCGACGATGTCCGGTCCCACGGTTCCTCGGAGCCGACCCGTCGGGACATCTCGTCTGATGTCACCGGACTTGTCGTGCTGGCCCAGGAAACCAAGCTGTTGAGCCTGGAACTGTTCCACAACATCGATCTGTCCGCGATCACTCCGGACGCGACCACGCACGAGATCGCGTTCAACCGGTCTCGTACTCCGTCTACTCGATACTGGCGACTGCTGGCCGTGGCGAGCGACGGCGCGGGCGCGGACACCATCTATTTCGCCCGGTTCTGCCCGCGAGCGTCCATTACGGACTACGCGGAGCAGCCCTGGACGAAGGGTGACGAACTGCGATACCCGCTCACGTTTACGGCCTATGTGGACGATGACCTCGGGTACGCCATGCGGGAGATGTGGGGCGGCCCGGGTATTTCCGCGCTCCTGTCGGACATGGGTTTCGAGAACGAAGAGCAGACCGTCACCATCAGCGGTTCGCCCACCGGCGGCACCTTCACCCTGACGTTCGACGGCCAGACCACCGGCACCATCGCGTTCAACGCCACCGGCTCCACGGTGCAGACCGCCCTCGAAGCGCTCTCCAACGTCGCCCCGGGAGACGTGACTGTCACCGGATCGGCGGGCGGTCCGTACACCGTCGAATTCGCCGGCGCCTACGCAGGGGTGAACGTCCCGGCCATGACCGCCAACAGCTCGGGCCTCACCGGCGGTACCAGCCCGACGGTCACCGTTTCGTAGTCAGACCCGGTTGGGGCGCCGGTTACGGGTGGGTGTCCGGCGCCCCAACCGCCCTTCTTCCATGTCTCCGAACCGCTCATGAAAGGCAGCAATGGTGAATTACCGAGAGCTCCTCGTTTCGCCCGACGGCCGGACCGTGGCCGCTACTTCGCCCGCGGAATACAACGACCTGCTTTACGGGCGCGGCTATCGGCGTGCGGATGACGTCGAGCAGCCCACGGACACCGAGCCGCAGCGAGACACCGACGAGCCCGAGCGGGACCCCGAGCAGGACGCCGGCCCCGATCAGGTCGAAGAGCCCGCGGGCAGCGTCCGCGAGAACGACGCCCCCGCCGACGAGTAAACGCCTACACCCACCCAAAAGGACCCACCATGCGCACACTCAAGGGCTGGGATGCCTACGTCGCGGAAGCCACCACCGCCGACGACCGAAGCATCGAACTCCCGCTCACCGACGACGAGTGCTACATCATCCAGTACCCCACCCGCCGGCAAGGCCAGGCGATCGCCGACGCCCAGGCGAGCGGTGATGTCGATGCGCTGCTCGTCGCGCTGCTGGGCGAGGAGGCCGGGCGGCGCGTCGCCAAGCTGTCCGCCGACGCACCGGGATTCGTCCTCGACGAATTCCTTCTCGACGTCATGCGCGGCTTCGGCTTCGTCCCGGACGAGCTGCCCAAGGACGAGGAGTCTCCGGTGGTGGAAGCGGGAAAATCGTCTTCCACGCGCGCCCGGCGTACCACCACGCGCAAGCGTGGGACCTC